CTGTGAAGAGTTTCAGGACATTCTCTGCCAAAGAGCTCAAAAAACAACGTGACATCAAAGTAGGTGAGATCAAAAAGAAACACATTAGAACCACTCTACCTTTTTGATTGTTTGGGCCTCTCAGCTCATTCTCTTTGCGTCTAACTATGATGTTTTTGCCCCCAAACCCTTTAACTATAAAGGCACGCTTCATCTTAATTGATTTCCCCTGCTTGATACGTACCTTGATCTTGGCACGGCTCTTAGGTGCTATACCCTTTTGTTTCCGTGGGTCTTTCGATCCCCTCACAAACTTGAGTAAAGAGAAATCCCTCTTCCCAAACTTAACCGTTGCCTCCATATCCTCTAGTTTGCTGCCCTTAGCCTTTGTGGTTCTAATGTGTTTCTTTTTGATCTCACCTACTTTGATGTCACGTTGTTTTTTGAGCTCTTTGGCAGAGAATGTCCTGAAACTCTTCACAGTCTTATTGAGGGCTTGTCTGGTGGCTATTACAGTGGCTTTGGTTTTGAGTTTGGTGAGGAAATCACCTAGCTTTTGTATGTCCGATTCTAGCGTGATGTTTATTGACAACGTCACCCTCCTGGATGTGAGTGCCTTTCCTGCTAATACCTATCTCTTGTGGTGCCTTAATGGCCAGGTCTGCTTTACCGTTAGAGGCATCAGAGACCATTATTTCGATCTCTTGGCCCGCTTTAAAATCAGTTTTTGCAGTCAAAATGAGACGTTCGCCCACTCTGCGCATTATAACTAAATAACCCATGGAATTCAGGAAACATTATTTTGATTGGATTTGCAAGGCCCTCTGAGCGTACTAGATGTATCACACTGTTTTCTTGTGCTATTTATAGCACATTATGAAAAGGAATCCCCACAAAGCCGGAATAAGCAAATGGACTCGAGAAATGGAGGATGACCTGGTTTACTGGCTGTCTAAGGGTAAGGGTTTCTACTGGATTGAAAAACAATTGAAAATGCCTAGACCTCAATTACAACAAAGATACGCCACAATAATGCGCTATAAATCAAGGAATCAATACTCATGGCCTAAAGATTGGAGAGAGAGACTCAACCGTGATTAAGGGAAATCTGGTAATGGCACGGTTTTATTTCTCAATTCGTGAGTTGTGTCGCTGCAAAAGTCAATATTTCCATTTTTAATAAATGAATGACACACCCATTTTTCCCTTTTCCATCCTGGGTCCTCCTCAATGAATTTTGTCTCTCCCCAAGTTTTATATGATGGTGAAAGTGTGGGGACATCCATGTCCCCGTTAAAAGACCACCTGACTGCCCCGTGGTCCACCCCAAAAGTATGCGGAGAATCGCATCCAGGACAATAAAATGAAAACTCTCCATTCCCAACATCTTGATTTTTTTGAATTTTCATCTCTAGCCCTTTCAAATAACAATAGATTTGTCCCTAGGAGGCCATGAGCCCCCAGTATTTGGATAGCGTCTGTCCATAATGTCTTTTTGTATTAACTGCTCAGATGAGAATTGACGCTTTAATTTCAATGGCTTAGGAATTATTAATATTCTTTTGTCAGGGCTTTCAGGGATGAGCCAACCATCATCTTTATATTCATGGATTTTATTTCTCAGGCACCTTACTGAAATTCCCAAAGTGTGGGCAGTCCGTGACCGATGCCAATTATGTTGGGAGAGAGTCCAAAGGATGGCCTCCCTGGCTATTTCAGAGAGCGTTTCCATGTCCAAATTCTTTCACAGTTGAGGCTATGGGTCAATTTCATGGCTTAAATACAAAAATAGTTTCAAAAAATTTTCTTGTGTCATCATCACTTGGCACAAAATTTAATTGATCAGGGTTTTCCTTGTCCCGTTCTATTTCAAAATTTAATTCTGGCCTTTGCAATAATCCTCTTTGTTGAAATTCATCCACTTTTTTATATAAAAATGCAGATATTTTTGCTCGATCGTCAATGAATCCCTCAATACCCGCTTTAATTTCTCGTCTCATCATTTCTAAAGTATTTGTTGTCTCAGATTTGACGGTATGTGAGTGTTTTTCTATAATTGCCTTTTTTTGTTGGAAATACTCTTTAGAGAGATATGGGAATTCTATTTTTTCAAAAACACCACAATAGAGACACTCCATTGTTTTCGTTTCTGGGCGCTCAATACAAACAGGTTGAGGTTCTCTTTTTATAGCCATTTGTCTATTCTCCAAAGTTTTCCTACTCATCCTCATCACCATATTTGTCCAATGGGTCCTCAGATAGTGGCTCATAAATCACCCAGTTTTTTCTATCATTTTTGCACGTTTTCTTTTCCTCACCCTACTCTGACATGCTTTCCTATCAATACATTCAGGCCATTGTGCATTATGGTGGATTTGAGCCTCTTTATTGATTTCATTTTCAGGCCTAAGTCCATCGCATCTATGGCATAGAATACGATTTGGACCGGGATAGACGTTGCTAGAACCACAATCAAGGCAGTAAATACCATTATTTGAATTATATTTATAAATGGGGTCATTACAATCCATACAGTATTTGATTTTTGGTTTTTTGCTCACTTTATTTCCAGGGCTTTCAAAACTGCTAAGCAGATTGCATGAGGGGCTGTCTCACCCTCAACTGTCGGAGCAGACTCAAGAAAAGAAACCATATATTTCAAATTTGGACTTTTCATTATCTCAAGGCCAAAACCTTTGCTTTGAAGCTTTTCAACAAGTCTCCATGCACTGGAAATATTTGTAGAATAAGAAAACACAGTTATTTTACATGGTTCTGTAGGGCCCTTTTGACAATGATGACAATAGTAGTAATCACACCGAGTACATCTTGGTCCATTATGGTTCCCGTGATCATACGCAAAATTATATACTTTTCCATTGTTATATAATTCCCATGAGTGGAGCTTGTAGACTGATATATCAACACCCATCACTTTTGAGGCTATAAGTTCATCGAGTTCATTTCCTGGTTTCATTTTATTTCCTATTAATAGTATACTTTATTAGTCTATCACTGCATGTCATGTCTAACTACGTTTTTTGCTCCACCACCTGATGAAATTCTCAATTTGCCAATATGGGCGCCTATATTTCCTAGCTAGTCCTCTCACTGAGTAATAACTGCAAAAATCATCATAGATTTTTTGCCCTATTGATTTGCTCATCGATATGCCGATGGGACGCCTGTGCCATTACATAGATAGCAATCACCAGAATTAATAACATTTTGACCACTCCCATCACAGAATTGGCAATGATGGGCTTTTGGCACTCTTTTCCTGATTCTCATGTTTTCGACCTCCCTATCAGTGGGGAAATCTGATTCCCTTTTTCTAAGCTCATCCTTGATTTCATTAGTGCTGTACTCTGTTAGGCTCACTTATACCCCAGTGATTTGATTTTATCCCTTTGATTCCACCCATATCTGGACCCTGCAATATAGGCCATTTGCATGGCTTTTCGATTTCCAACACAGAAAATTCTTTCAATAGTAATACGCATCGCGTAAACTCTTGATTGCTTTTTCATTTTTCTCAAAAATATGTCTTTGATAGTTAATTTTTCAGGCATTATTCATCCCCCAAATTGTCATAGTCTGGATGATTTGAGCACTCTGATGCGCCTTTTAAAAAGGCCCAGATCGATATAAGGACAATGGAATAGATTCCAATAGCCAGGAGCACTGACTCCCAGATTTCCCATGTCCCTTGCATAAAAGACTCAAACACTACTGCCACCTAAATCACGGTTTTTTGTTGATTGTCTTAAAAATTTCCCTACTTCTCTTTTAACTATTTTTTTAAGTGAGTCCTGTAGTCTGCTATTCACAATCCTGTCACTACATACGTGGCAGATGATTTTCCTACTAGTACCGGGTGGTGGTGAAAATTCAAACATTGAGAGGCAGTCCATGGGCCACTCATTGTCACATAAATCACATTTGTCCTTAGCTCTGGCTGCCATTTTGGGCTCCTGTCTTTAAATCCCTAATATGTTGTAAACATTGCTCCATTGTCTGCTCTACAGCATCGTATCGATTTGCTCTGATTTTATTGAGTTTTTTGGGTTTTGAATTCTCCACGTCCTTTTGTGCAATTTTCACTACTGCAATAAAATCAAAGCGGGCCTGCTCATACCCTGCTTTCCATTCAGCACTGTGGGTCATTTTGAATTCCTTTGTCTTTTTCCTCAAGTCTAAATTTCACACCCAATTTTTGTAAATTAGCGATTAATCTGCATTGTTTGCAATATTCCCGAAACCATGACCATCCGTCACATCTTTGGCATGTGCCAAAAAATGGACCTTTTGTTTTCTGCCTGTAAAATTTCCTCTTTGGCAGAGCTGCAGGCTTGGTGGGTGGCTTTGAATTTTCCAATTCATCACTCAGCTCAAATTTAGTGTAATTTTTCATATTCAGTTCCTTGTCAATGGCTTTGAAATCTCATCAACGTCCACATAGACCTGGAATGTGGCATATAGAGTGGGCTGTATTAGGACTACTAATTTACATTTTGAGCACTCAACCGTTTTTTTCCTATTCCACCCAAATATTGGAGACTGTTCAACTTGAGCTTCGTTTTTATGCCCACAAACTTCAATTGGGCATGTCCATGACCCTTTAGCTATATTCATGATGCACCCACCAAGTCCTCAGGGTGGTTTCTCCGTGGTTTAGCGAATTTCCAATGAGAATTTTCAAAATTAGTCTCACCAAACCATAGAGCTGCCCAACTAGTAGACTCCCCATTGTCATGCATACCATTCAGTATATTGCCCTCAAATCCATAGGGCTTAAATGCCCCAACATTGTTTTTAAAGGGGCCACTTTTGAACTCGATGCGTCTGTTTTTCACACTTTCAAATAAATCCCGTGCGCTTGTCATGATTTCACCTCGGTCTCATCAAATAGCTTTTGGGGACTGTCATCCTCCCAGTTTTAGCTAAATTCTTTTTTGCATATGCCTTAGATTGAGTATAGAACCTTTTCAGTCTCCTATAAACATTAACTCCCAATTTATTGTAAACACTATTGTTGCTTGTGATGATTAGGGCCTCTTTTCGGAGCCGTCTGGCCATTCTGTTATTCATTGAAATCCCTTCCCAAATTCCCTTACTGCAGGACAATCATTGCAGTAGATTTTATTATCTTGTGGTTTTGAGAACACTATCAAGTGCAGGCATGGCTCATAATGCCTAATTTTTTTTAGTGTCTGTTGAGCGCACTTCACATATCCGGCATCATTCATTGCATGAGCCCACGCTTTAAGACCTTCACGGGCTATTGGGTCATCAAATTCCAAAACGATACAATCCAAATCCTTTTTTGGATTTGATATTTTTGAAACCTGATACTTTTTCAATAATCCTTGTCCTTTACCGCTCATTTTTTAGACCTCTCATAATTTCTGGGAAACCCCATTCATTCATATAAATTTTAAAATGTATTACGCATCCACGGAATTCCACTTGTTTTGTGATGAAACCTATCAAAAATTTTGTTTTGATTTGATGGGTGTACCTTTCCTGACAACCTTTGTGCCAACATTTGAAACGTGTATATTTTCGTTTTTTAGGCATTTTTCACACCATCCACTCCAATCTCAGCTCTCCCCATCCTCCTTAGGGCATACCGAACCCGATAATACTTTTTGGACATCTTGACCCAACCAATAGTGTGCTGCTCTGTGTGGTGCTGTCTGCAGAGGCTCATGACGTTTTTCATTGAGTCATTCCCCCCAGCCTTTACTGTAGTCAGATGAGCCGGGTCAGAGGGTGGGTGTTTTCTACATGCCACACAAGGCTTGGCCCTGAATATTGCAAGGCAGGCATCATCAACTATCCTTTTTGATTTAGGAAACATTCAAATCACCCGACTGCATTCCGACCCAATAAGTATGGATCTATAATTTTTTGCAAAATCTGTTCAGTAGTCTCAGCTTTTTCATTTTTCCTTTTGGGCTTTTTGAACGGTCTAAGCATGACCCTGATACCTTCAAATCGATTCCACCAATAATTATGGCCCACAAAGGCATTGTCGGTTAATGTCAAAGTGGCGTTTTGGCCTCCGTAGTGAAATGCCAAAAAAACAATGTCTCTTATTTCTCTTTGAGATGAATCTCCCATTATATTTGCATTAAGGAATCTCTCAAATCTGTCTGTGATTTCTTTTATAGGTTTGATCATAAGACCAACTCTTTGATTTTATGAGGGAAATGCTGAATTTTATCTGGATGATTCAAATTGTCTTTTAAAAATAAAGGAATCTCCTCAGAGGCACACCAATTGACAATGGATTCTGTCCATTCTGGGTCTGCTTTGATTCGGGCTTTCCGGTTTCCTGTCTCTTGGCCCACTATTACCCAGTCAACTTTGTTTCCAAAAATGATTTTTTCCTGAATGGGCTCCAATGACACAAATCTATTTCTGGGGCCCACCCCACCAAGGCTGTCCTTGAATCTCTTGTTATAATCCTCCTGATTACATGCTGAGAACCCAATCCAACAATTTTCTGAGAAATAGAACTCCTTGAATCTTTTAGGGTTTTTAGTGAGAAATAGGAATGTGTGGTGACTTGCAAATCTGGCTACCTCTAGAATCACTTGAATGATTTCATCTGGAACCCAATTTCCAAATACATCTGCCATTGAGCCGACAAAAACTATACTTGATTTCTTTTTGGTCAGTGGTGTCAGGAGCCTATTAGGGTGGAATTCATATTTGAAATGGCCAGTGAATCGCAAAGCTATTTTCTCCGCATAGCAGTAATTACAGCCAAAGTGGCATCCTGTGATGGGGTTCCATGTGTAGTCACACCACTCTATTTTTGATTTATTCATTTTTGGCCTCTCATTTTTCTGCGTTTTGCATCTTTTATGGCCTGGTGAAACCTATACCTTGGAATTTTTCCCCTCTTGGCTCTATTCCTTAGATTTTTGAGGTTTTTCCAATCACTCTCTAAATACCGTTTTTCAATCACTAGATTTTTCATTGTCTCCCCTGGTTAATCCAATACCTGCAGCCAATGCAAATATGAAAGCGTCTAGCAGTAAGTGTGCTGCCGAATACCTATCATGGACGGCCAAACCTAGTGCAATGGAGACAAAAACTAAAAATAAAATAGCCCGCCGTCTGAAAATCAAGTCACTTTTCATGAGTTCTCCTCTACCCTCTTGAATTCAATGACCCACACCCATGGGTCTTTTTCCCAACCAAAACCTCGTTTGAAATTGATCTTGTCCCATAGGTCTGCAAAGGCATTTTTGGCAGTTTCATAATAACCCAGATGCACAGACCCATGCCCACCTCCCATCGGATTGTAAAAGCCTCGTTTTGATGGCAATGGCTCAATACCCTCTTTTATGGCATCACTTTCAGAAATTTCTTTGAGTCTCTGAACTCTCACATTAATGATTTCAAGTTTAAGTCTACTGGCCCATAAAGGCATAAAAATAGAGGGTGTATATCCTGACCTATCTGGTATTACAATATCGTCACCTGGGTATGTGGCAGGCCATTTTGGACCTGGGGCCTTATAGGAGATATTTAGTGATTCAAGCTCCTCTCCACTCTCACCAACCCCATGTGAATACTCATATTTGAAAGTCTCTCTCACCCATAATCTGTCTTTTTTTAATCCGAATGGACAATATGTGTCCTCTTCTGGGTGTTCTATATTATCTGGAGTAAACCCACTATTTAACATAGATAAATACTCTTTATTCTTAATCACTCTCCTAGTTAGGGTTTTCCTGCCCTCTACAATCGCTTTCACCATTTCAGTGCTAAATAGAATAGGTCTTTCCTTAATCATTTAGGCCTCATTTCATCTATTGGGACTCCGACAACTCTCTTGGTCACCCCATGGCCTCCACATTCAAGACAACCATGGCCAACATAGCAATGGTGTTTCTTGTGCATACGGTATCCTCCGCCCATTGGTTGGCCATCCTCTGACTCAAAGCATCCAGTGCACGAATCATAATAGGTGCAGTCAAGCCACCACTTCCCATCGATTTTTCTCAAATTGGTGTGGCAACGCTGACAATTCACATTCTCTGGGTTTTCATCAAATAAGATATTTGGGCCTGACCAACCGCATTGTGTTTTATCATCACCTGGTGTGAGGAAATGGACTTTAGGCTTATAGCTCATTGGGTTTTCACCTCCACCCAATCTAGTTGGTCATTTCTGACTAATTTAATCCCTCTCCTGTCTTGGATTTCATTGAGGTTTTTTGTTGATGAGCATCCAAGACACGGAGCCACTAGGGTTTGCATTTTATCTAGAGGATTTCCCTCAAGAGTCATCCACTCTTTTCCACCACACATGCCACATTCAGAATAGTGCTTACTCATTCTCTCTCTCCTATAAAATGCTGATACTGATTATTGCTTGGTCTAGGTATCCAATCACTCCACATCTCATCACACCAAATCATAACCAATTCACTTATAACCGCAGCCTGGGATGTTTTCATAGCTGTGCATTTCTGTCTAAAATCATCTTTCAATTCAGGGCACAAATATCCTGACACTGAGCGTTTTCCATATAGGTGCGTCATTGTTTCCACTCTAAAAGAGGAGGCATTTGCCCTGAGTTATACGCACTTTCAATTTGTGGTTTCATTAATGTCCCCACAGTTTTTCCATTGGGCAAAAGTATATTGGCCATGAATTCATCCTCAAAACAGGTGATACCTGCCTCAATTGCTACAAATTTGGCCTTTAGAACAATAAAAAGAGCTCTCCATTTTGTCCTGGCTAATTGCTCAAATGCTTTTTCTTGTGATTCTTTGGACCTCTGTTTACGGTATGCGTGATTAGTGTAGACCACCTCATTGGAATCCTTTGCAGGCAATGGTAGCAAATATTTTACTTTTCGATTCTCCATCTTAAATCCAATAATGGCGTGGTCCTTTCCCCATCCATATGCAAACTCAGATGCCCCATAGTTTGTCAGGAGTTTTTCTATTTCAGCTCTGCTTTTTGAGCTAGAAACTGATGTTTTTTCAGCATATGCCATTTATTTTTGCCCTCGCTGTAGCTAAATCAATCATTTGCTGGCCAACCTCTAAAGATTGGCTGAGACTTTGGTTTCATGGCCTTAAGTTGTTTTTTTAGGTCATCAGCCGACTTTGAACACATTGACATTTTGAATATCCCTACTGCTGGTGTCACGTATTTTGATATTTCCTCTCTAGGGATTTCCACACAATGGTTAAAGTCCTTATTTTTGATAATCAGTAATGAATTAGATTTATTGACCTCATTGCCAAAAGTAATGAGTGATGATTTGGATTTTTTCACCTGCCAAACATTAGCCAATAGAGCTGCCACCAAAAAAATAATTGACCATATAACCATCCACATGATTTTTTTGAATACTTTCATTTCACTCTCCACTTAAAAATTTCAATAGATCAGTTTCATTGCAACAAATGTAATCCATCATTTTCACCATCAATTCAGGCTCACCAGTTTCCAATAGTAGGATAGTCCTCTTTTCCTGACCCACTGCCCATCCCATTTCTAAGGATGCACTCCGACCAAACGGCATCACGCCAACAAAAATATCTGCCCAACACATAGCTGCAAAATCAGTGGCAAACCCTTTTTGAGCCAGAGGGTGGTCTAAGTATTGATTGTATTGCTCCGGTGTCCATGATTTCCAGTTAGGGTCAATTTCAGACCAATGAAATCCGTTGTCTCCCTTGGCAGGGTTTCTAAAATCATAGACCTCATAGCCCTCACTCTTAAGGAGACTCACTATTTCAAGTTGTTTGGGATTTCTCCAACTCGAGGCTACATAGATTTTGCTTTTCATTTCAAATTCTCCACTTGCGGCCATTTCACCCTGCCTAATATGAACCCGATTTCTCTTTTCAAAAGCAAAGCGGTGGAAAATAACATGTATTGTTTTCCAGACTCAATCTTGGAAAGGCCTGATTGAGGGAGCCCAATGAGTGGAGCTAATTGTGACTGTGATATTTTTGCTTTGATTCTGGCTCTGCGTATTGCGCGGCCAATGGCTAATTCTACCTGTGAAATCGGTTCCATTTTCTCTCCAAAATATTGACTATGAGGACTTAGCATAGAGGTGAATTAGAAATCAAGTGGGAAATTTTTATAGAATGGGGAGTGTTTATTGTCTCATCCCCATTGACCTCCTGGACGATTCTATGGCGTAGAATTATTCAAGATTCTACACAAAAAAAGGGCAGATGTCGAGTCTGCCCTTTGGGAAGTCAATATGTATAAAACATTTAAGTGGGAAATTTCAGAACAGGGCTGAAAGTCCGCCTCTTTGAATTGAGTTTTAGGCTCATTGGATGTCCCGACCTGCCATATAGGACTGGCTCTGCCAGTTTTATAGAGGTGAGCTCCATGGTTAAATTTTTTCTTTTTTGTTTTCGGTGGCCAATGAAGTCATTGGTTGAAATGGAATCCATTTCCCCAATAAGATCAAGGCCCATCATAGAAATCTCAGTGATAATACCGCCGGTTTCTAGGATGAGGATTCTTTCAGTCATCGCCATGTAGCCAGATAAGGCAAACAAGGCAATGAGTAAAATACAGATTTTATTCATTTTCAGCCCTCCCTTTCAGAGTTTGAGTTTCAAATATACAATATCCTAGCATTGAATTTTTGAAGTGAAAAATGAAAAGGCCAGTTTCCTGGCCATTCCAATGGGACTTTTAATCCGGCTTTTGGTGACTCCCCCACCTGACAATAATTTGCCCGGACTGCTCAAATAGCCTGCCACTGGACGGAGCTATTGGGAATTTGTTGTGGGAGATCATCCCCACTCACCAGCATTCCTATGCTTTTTAGGTCTCTCAATTATTCCGGTTTGTCAAAATTATTTTTTTAGCAGTGTTTTTATTTGCTCATCTATGGCCAATTCAGCTAATGAGAATTTGGTTTCAAAATCTAAATCCATTTCCTTAATTCCGTGGATAGTTTTGGAAAGTTTCTGCAGTGAATCCGCTATTTTAACCACTTTTTTAGTTCGCGTGAATTTTTTTTTCCTGGGTGGAGGTGATTCCATAGAAATAGTATACACCGCACTGGGAGCCCCATGGCAATGGTTTCCTTGCTTAGGATATACGTAGATAAAAAATTTATTTTCTGTTTTTCAATCACCACATTTTGTGGCAAACCATTTCACTCAATCTGATGTATTCATGATGTGGTAGGTGAAAATAAGGTGGTCCTTTAGATCAAAAAAACCACACTAGACAGGAGAAATGAAACCCATCACATTGAAATTCACTCACTCATCAAAAGGAAATTTGTGTCCAAGCGTTTTATTGATACCGGTATTTGGGACCAAAAATGGTTCCGTTCACTTGATCTAAAACATAAATTATTATGGCTGTATGCCACCACTCGGTGTGACTCGGTTGGACTTTTTGAATTTGATGATGTGATTGTCTCTGCGTATCTCAAGGATAACATTGTGCGTGAGGATTTGGATAGATTAGGGGGGAGAGTGTGTCATATTGGAGGTGACAAATTTCTCATTCCACAATTTATTATTTTCCAATATGGAAATCTGAATCCAATAAACAAAGCTCACCTTGGAATTATGAAAAAATTGACTTCTCTAGTTGAGGGTATTGACCTCAGTAGTTTGTCAGATGAAAGTAGAGTATTAATCAACACATGGGGGACCCTCTGTAGAGGGTCGAGTGAGGGTCAACAGACCCCACAGGTAAAGGAAGAGGTACAGGTAGAGGTAAAGGAGAAGGTACAGGAAAAGGAAGAGGAAAAGAAAAAGAGTTCAAAACCTCGACCAATAAATTGCACTGAAAAAGAATTTGAATTGGCTTGGGCTGCCTATCCCAGACACCGGAAAAGGACGTATTCACTTGAGTGTTTCAAAGCAAAAATCAAACCCAATCAGCTCCAAAATTTCATTGAGGCCTGCAAAAGCTATGAATCTGAGGTCAATATAAAAAGCATGAAGCCCGCCCACACTTGGCATATGAGCACTTTTATCAATCAAAGCCATTGGAAAGACTATATACAGGGAGTTGAGCCAGAAATGTCAACAAAACTGAAAAAGACTCAGGACCCTTTCCACTTGATTCCAGAGGACAAAAAATGCCCCTGATGAAACCTGACTTTCAGAGAATTATTTCAAAATTGTGTGGCTCTGGAGAGAATGGTGGACCCAAAGGTGAGTGGCCTGGATGCTATGGAGCCCACAGACTTGAGAGAATCTATAATAATTTCAAAGGCTATACTCCACAAAAATTTGAATATTTGGTCAATGAGGCCCTAGATTCATTCAGGTTTGCTCCCACACCAAAAGAGCTAAGAGGCCTCGGGGCTAAAATCAGGGAGAGTGATTGGACTAAGGAGAAAAAAGAGGATTCAGACAATTTTAACCAAAAACACCCTAAAAACCATGATGAGGGTTTGACTCATATGTCTAAAATATGGGAGACCCTGGGAGTCCACCCACCTGGCAGTCCCGACGGAAAATAGATCTTTTCCATTTTCATTTTAATTGCTATACACTTAGCCATTCCATTTGGTGAGTGCCAAAGTATTGACGGAATAAAGCCCCTAATTATGAGTTAGGGGCTATTTTTTTTGACCCACCCCACTTGATTTTCTGAAAAATGTTCAATACAACAAAAGGACTATTAAGGGATGGAAACCCAAAGGAAACTGGAATGAGCCAAACACCAGAACATAAACACATCAAAAAATTCACCACTCTTTTAAAACAGGGCCATTGGTCTAGCCATAATGCCTATTGGAGAGAAATGTTTCGCCACATTCAAAGCACTTTTGGGGTTTTACTCAATAGAAACAATAGGTTAAAAGCTGAGATAGATTCTCTCAATAAGAGAGTCGAGGCCCTTGAAAAAGATGGTGAAAACCAAAATAAATTCAAAGCATGATGACTAATTTGACTGGAAAATCCACTGAGAGAGACATCCAAAACTGTATTTTGGATTGGCTTTGGATGAAAAAAATTTTTTGTTGGCATCAGAAAACCACTGGCACCTATGATACTGCCAGGAAAAAGTGGAGGACCCTCAAAAGATATTCTATAAGGGGAGTCTCTGACATCTTGGGTGTGATTGGACCACAAGGTTTTTTTTTGCAATTGAGGTCAAAACCCCAGAGGCCAAAAAACAATGGTTTCGGTATACAGCCAGGGGATTTAGGCCAACACCAGGGATTGAAAAGGCTTGGAAACATGCGATTGAGCAAAAACAGTTTTTGGACAATGTCCGCGCCTGTGGTGGTATAGCCGGCGTGGCGTCCTCACTAGAGGATGTTATTGAAATATTGGGAGAAATGATTTAGGGAGGGATGGAATGGAAAATACAACTGAGAATATTGATGAAACACCTAGAAGAGGCCCAAAAAAAAGGTCTTTTAATAATGAAACCTCAAGTCATGTTTTAGCAATTGAGAGAGAGCTTTCAGATAGAATTGTAAAATTTTGTAAACATCAGGGATTTGTAAAAAATCAGTATTTGGTCAAAATTTTAAGAGAGCATTTTTCGGATGTGAATGAGGATGGGATTATACCAGAGGAGTCTGAAACAAACGGGGATGAAACTCATTGAATTATTTTTATTTTTGTTTCAAGGCATTTAGACACAAAGCCATACCTATTGAGGGAGGGTGGGCGGTTGATACTGACTGCCAAGTTTTCCCTCTTGGCGCCACATGTCAAAAAGTGGCAGACCATTATGGAATAGATTCAAGGGATGTTGTGATTACCTATTTTCAGAGAATCACATCCGGTCAGTATACTGAATATATGGATTTTTTAAAAAAATCTAAACTCAAAGGGGAAAAACTCAATGAAATCAAATCAGAGTCAAACTAGACAAGCAGTCTCTAAGATTTCTAATGGAATTTGGGCTTTTGCCATTGCCTTAGTACTGATTTTTGTGGTCCTTTCATGTGGATGCAACTCTAAAGTTGAGCCCAGTAGGAAATGGGGCAAAAGAGAGTGCACTTTGGCCTGTACTGATGCCGGGTATGAGTTTTCCAAAAAAAATAACTGGAAATGCTATTGTGGCCATAAAAAAAACAGACTCGAATTAGAGCTTTAATCGGAGAAAATATGTCAAACAAAAATAATGATGACAAAAAGGCTGAAAAAGCAGCAGCTAAAAAAGCAGCCGCTGATAAAAAGGCTGCAGCTAAAAAAGCGAAGGCCGACAAAAAGAATGCAGTAAAAACGACTACAAAAAAACCCGCTGAAATCAAACCACCAGTCCAAACCAAAGGTCCAGACCCATTAGACCATGACAATCCACTGAGGCCCCTGCACGGTGATTCTCAAGAGGCTCTTGGACAAAAGATCATACAAGAGGCAATGGCTGTCACAATGAGAGGGAAACGCTCATTTGCCCATTTGCAGGATTTATGCAAAGCATATGAAAAGGGAGCTCAAGTAGAGCAGGCCGCATCTGCTTAGACCTCTGTGCTAAACTCAAAAAATGAATGAGGATGACATGACTGCTCAGGTTGGTCATTATGCACTTGATCATGTGATTTCTGAACTTTTCAAAGGGTGGTGGCGGCCATTATATGGGATACGCTATCACCACATCTCAGACGAACGCCATTTTAAGGATAATTTTGGTGACACAGTCCATCACACAGGGGCTGTAACCTATGCCCTAAAAAAACTCAACAAACTCACCACTCGAAAGGTTAATGGGTTCCAGGATTTTTACTGGGCTAGGATGAAAAATGGGATTTTCTACCGGGATATAATCAATAATCAATCATGCAATAGAGACCAAATGACTTTTGGATGCCCTGCAATTTTTATTTGTATGGGTGAAAGGTATGCCACCCATGCTCTGAGTGCAGTCAGGAAACACAGTGTCAGGATTTGTAAAAAAGAATACGTAGAGCGTGATTTTAAGCCTTGGGAATTCATACAACCTCATCACATCGTTTTTTTCCGTAGAGCCCGTAGACTCAAAACTAACTGGCCTCTCAGGGTATTAGGAGACCTATTTGAGCTAGGTGATGTGAAATTAGATTTAATGAGATTAAAAAGGGAGGATCCCCCGTCAAATGGTCTGAATTCATCCCTTGTGAAAAACGTTGTGAGAAACATGGAGGCCCAGGATTATCAACCCACTTTCCTAACAAAAAAATTCACAAAACTGGTGATTCAAACAAAGCCAAGGGCTGCTTTTAATAGATATTTTTCTAAAAAACATGCAGGAAATGACAAGGTCCCACATTGGATTGGGAAATTGTGGGAACTTCTATTAATTCAAAAATATAATCTTTAATTCTACGTTGGATTACAAGGGTTTTCAACAACTCTGAAAGCATCAATTTCAATAGCTATTTTTACATCATCCCCTGGAAAAGTAACTGTGGTCACAGTGAGTCCATCCTCAGCCGGTGCAAAAGTTGGTGATTCATCCTTTAAAATGAAAGCTTCAATTTGACCTAAAAGAGGGCTCCCTATCACAGTCACATCAGTCGCAGTTCTCAATTTTTTGAGAATTGTGGTACCAGCTTTGAAACACACCTCAATCTCATCATTTCCAGTGAGATCAAATGGTTTCCCAGTTTTTTTAGAAATTAGGTCAATCAAAAATCTCTGTTTTTCACCTTGAACAACGTCAATCATTACAGTCCCCCACTTTTGTTTCAAGAGCATCAGGGTCACTTACAGTGGACTCTAAGGCATCATCATCACTAACTTGAGCTGTCATGTCCTCCTTATCAGAGACCATGGATTGGACCTCATCATCATCCATGATTTTAGTTGAAAAAGCATCCTCATCCAACACGGTTGATGTGAAATCTGATTTTCTAGATTCTACTAACAATTTATCAATGGCCTCCTGAATTGCATCTCTTCTAAAAATATCAGTTTTAACAGGAAATTCACAGGCGCGTTCAGTAAATGAAGCGTCATTAAAAACCCTATACTTAACAAAAACACTTTGTATGTCAGGCATTAATCGAGTGATGTCTAAATGAAAGCCCTCTGATATGTGAGGTACCGCTTGAGTTGGTGGTGCCAACAATGCACCAACTGCATCACGGAGCTCAGCTTGGATAAATTTATCAGTATCCTCACTCCCAAGTGTGGCATTGAGCTTTAATGGCTCACCCACTTTTCGGATAAAATCACCCATTTATTCTCTACTCCTCATTCTCTTAATTCTAGCTCTCAGGTTTTCATTTTTCCTTTCAAGTCTCTTCACAGCCCTAACTAGAGTCCGGCACGCAGATTTCAATTGAGCGAGGTTTGACGCAGCTATTATTTCAGTTTTTGCCTGCTCAGCTAAACTTGAATTTTGACTTACTGGTGTTGCCATTTTTTAGATCCAATTCTGTTCTAAAACTAAAACAGTGCCTGCAGCAATTACTGAGAATTCCTTTAAATCTTTTTCAAGAGTTTTCCCTGCTGGCAAATTCCCATATTCATCAGTGGTTTTTTCAAAAGCAAAAATTTCAAGAGCTTTTGTTGTGTCATCCCTTGCTATGGAAATTTTTATATATTTTTTGTCAGTGCCGTCTGCAGTAACTGTATAAATATCATCAACTATGGCGCCTCCCACATTCGTTTTTATGTCAAGATTGGTGGGATTATTCATGACACAAGTAGGGACATTGAGCTCTTTTAATTCAATAGCAAAATGGGAAACCGTTTCTCCTGTGTGAGTTTCACATCCTTGATTTTCATCAATATTTCCTGTTTGGATTTTCATGAAATAGTGCCACTGACCTATTAATGGGTCACACCTTACTCTGGCGTGATAATCAAAAATCATAAAAACCTCACGGAGCTAAATCTAACTTTTCCTGGATTTGACGGATTGTGTGCAGCTTGCATTTCAAAAACTGCCTCAGCTGTAGGTAAATTAGTTATAGCACCTAAGTCAACTACTTGAATTACTGTATTGCTAAATAGAGCTGAGGTGGCTATTACATTTCCATTGGTCAAATCAAAAACTCGAACCTGCCCCTCTCCTGACTCCATTGCTGCAACACATTCTATTGTAGTGGGTGCAGGGGTCTCATCAGTTCCGTCAAATTGAAATCTGGCTTTCACAATAAAAGACGAGCTATCGGCCTCTAAATATGGAAAATCTTGAATTGCCCAGGAAAGCTGAAAATTTGTAGGTGTGCCAACGGTTCCAAGGGTGACGGCCTCTTCCCATTCTAAGGCAGTATTAAAAAACCACGTAGTCCCATTTGTTTTCCAATATCTATCACCCACATTCGCATCATGAGTTGGATCTGCAGCTCCAGATGTGAGCCAAGTGCCATCCTCTAGAATGATGCCGTCGTCACTAGTCTCCCAGGCTTTGTTTCTATCAAAGGCCACTTGCTATCCTTTTAGCTTACCCTCACTTCAATTCGCCTAACAGTGACGGTGACCCCAGCAGTAGAACTCGAGGCTCTCAATCTCATGACTTGAGCAGCTCCGACCCCATTAATATCGACTGACAGGGTTAGATTGAAACTAGGAACGAATTTTAGTATTGAACTTTCATTATCATCCACGTCATCTGCATCAGCAGACGCTGTGCCATTGTGCATTGCATATATCTCTGAACTTTTTACTCTCGATGGGTTTGCTTCTTCAAAAGCTTGGATCAGCCATTTGCATGCTTTCACATTATCAACAAGCACAGAATCAACTGTGGCTAATGCTGTGATCCCAGGGACAGAAACTCCACGTAGTTGACCAAATAGATCCTCAATTCTTTGGAGAAGTGGTTTTAAGGTTAGGTTTGCGGTGAATATTCCAATTACAAAAGAGCCAAAATTAATTGCACCGCGCACTATCCCAAGAGCTGTGTGGACATCTTTTGAATCACCCTCTAGCCTCTCCATACCTACTTGAACGGTGTCAGTCCCAACAACGGGGCCATTCCTATCAACAATAGCTCCGTTTAAAGTAATCCCGTCAGCAAAATTCCAGTTTACATCACCCACTTTTGCCATGATTGTGCCGTTGAATTGCACAATAGCTTGACCCTCTTGGTCACCAGGAGTGTCAGGCAAATAATTAGGACTTATGAATGTGTCGTTTTCAGATAAAAGAGGGTTTAGGTTCGCGTCAGGTGAAGCCAGTGTGATGTTTGGAGCTGAAACGTTTATCACTTCTCTTAAAACTGGAGCTCCATTTGAATCATCAATTATGAATTCACCAACTGCAAAATCAGATGCGTCTAAAAGTGGGGCTTCATCATCAGTAAAAGGACTAGCTGTGAGATCCCTAACGCCATTACCTACTGCCTCACTAGTGACAACTCGGATTTTTTCGGGTCTAAATGTCCCTAACTGAATAGTTGAGCCAATATCTCTCCAATCACCTGTATTCCCAGCAGTTTTAATTTTTTGAAAAACTTTAGACGCTGTTCCACTTTTCAATGAAAAAAACGATCCGATTGGTGCTGCATCTTGCTCGTCGCCATCCCCACCCGGGGCAGCAGAGCCAAATAAAATATCAAAGAAATCAGTGTCGGAATTTTCTTTGAAAATCCTAATGCTTTTTTCTACTCCAAATGGTTGTCTCATTTTTAAACTCCTAAATTATTAGAGTCCTGACAAAGGATAGGTTAAGCCCATTGATTTCATTATTTATTATTTGAAGCTCAAAGTCACTGCCATTGACGATTGGATTGGCCTCAATATCAATGGCATCACCATTTTTTGCAAACAACTGATCACTAACTGTGCTGCCTTTTTTGCGTACATATATTTTAAAAACTTTTGAAAGTGAATTACTCTCAAGAGCTATCAAATAATCAACAGCCTTGAACTTTGTAAGTGGTATTTTGTCAACTATTTTAGTTTCACCCGCTATGAGGGTAGCTTTTTTAGTAATTGTAATGAGTTTATCAATATCAGCCACAAATTAGCCTCTCAATACCTTCCGCGCATCATCAAATAGTGAGGCCTGATTATAGCAATAATATCTTTGCGTGAGCCAACGGGCCGAACTCTGACAAAAGCGTTTTGACGGGCGGCGTCCTTTTTGTCCTGGGTATGCGACCCTCCACCTCCGGCCTCAATCATCCTGAGAGGGCTATTACTAACAATAAACCCCACATGACTTATGCTGGCATTTCCTTTTCCGAAAAATGCTATTGCACCAATCGCATCTGCGTCACTTATAGTTTTGTGTGGCCCAAAAATTATGCCATTTTGTGAAAAAAAATTAAATAACCCCTGAGCAGTTTGGTCACCTGGTGGATCTTGGCCCACGCTAGCTAAAATATCCTGAACTAACCCGCTACAATCATAGCCTTCAATGGGGTCATCCCCTCCCCACCTATAAGGGGTATTGTTAAACCTCATCGCATAATCGATTAAGATTTGCATTTTTTCATCTCCACTTTTCACAGCCAAGGACAAAAACCTCATGGAATTTGGAGAGGTCCTCTGAGGACATGCAAAACATGCTGTCAAAAGCAGCGTCATCATAATGCATTTTTTCACCTGTTTGAGCTCTGGAAAGGCCCTGAACTTTGGCATCACCAACCCAAAGTTTAGGTTTCCAATTTGGAGGGACTCCCATTGTGGAACATCCACTAATTAGAGCGCCCAGTAGGATTAACAAACATGTTTTCCAAATCTGTGGTGTTTTTTGTGACTGTTGCTTTTTCAATTTCACCCTCCATTCGTTTGACCAATTTGCCTATTTTTATGGCACTAATCCCACTTTTGATAGCCTTGCCAATTGACAATATTAGGGAAATGAGTTCTGGAACTTTAGCCAATGCTCTTAGAATATTCATTTTATCTCCCTGTGAATTTGATCTCAGTTTTTGTCATTCGCCTGAATACTATTGTGGCGGCGCCTGTCAATATTAGAAACAACCAACCAGGGAGTCCAATATTTTCTCCCAACTCACATTTCAGTATACTTGGTTGTAAAAAGGAAAAAAGGCCGGCTGACAATTGAAGTAAGCCGACCCAGATAAGTTTTGATTTTAAAGGGTGTTTAGTCATCCTTTTTTATCAATTAAATCCTTTATTTCATCGAATGCCTCAGCTAGATCAATTTCAAGCTCGAGCACTGACTCGCCATCTCTGTCAGTATCCAACTTCAAATACAGCTTGGTCACTTCAAATCTGAAATCAACTAGTTTAACACCCTCAATTGCTCCCTCTCTCTTGAAAGCTTCACTAACGGCCTCACCCAAATCCAATTTACCCTTGATGACGCTCTCCCCATCTTTATTTGGGTCAACATTGAAAACAAGGGCTCCTTTTTCAATTTTCAAAACTAGTGCTTTTTTATCCTGTGTCATGCCAATACTCCTTTACTAATTAGTTTTTCTTGGTTTGTTTCTGCACTTCCCACAACCTATTGTCCATTTTTTTCAATAATTCCTTGATGTCTTTTTGAGACTCAAGCACTTGTTGATGTTTTTCATTGACATCCGTCTCAATATCTACCTTGGCCAATCGAATGCGCTCATTTAAATCTAGTTTGGCTACACTAATACGTTCATTTAATTCTATTTTAGTGTTTTCAAGGGCCGCCTTTGTCGAAAAAGTGGTCAGTGCAAAAGTGGTGGCAGCAACTGCCACACAAACGATTGAAATTAAATCCTTAAGACTTGGTCTCCATGAATAAAATTTGGACTTTTTCTTTGGGTCACACTGAGTTTTGTCCACTTTTTCAGACATTTCTCACCTCCCATTATTATTACCCAAATTTATCCTTTAGGACCATGGCATGAAATGCTAAAAATCTCATCCGCTCCTGCAGGGACTGAGGTATTGACAAAAATCCTAATTACAGTCGCTGATGGCGCCGTGCTCGCGTGCACCTGGCATGTCCTAGCAGCTGTAGCCTCGGCAGTGCAATGGCAATTTGGAGTTGATATAAACGTCCCAGCAGCAATATTCAATGTATAGTCCCCAGACCCATTATCGGTATTAAGTGTCAACCACCCAGTCGGAAAATCCGATGACGCTACAACTGCAGGGGTGCCCAAAGTCCCATCAAATTTGGCGCTGACAAGATTCATTAATTGATTTGCACCTTTGGTGATAACCAATTCTGGAAAAGTCACCGAACGCACCACTCGGTCCAAAGATTCAACTATTATATGGACATCTCTTTGGCCATCACCTACGGCCCTATCCGCTAAAATCTCAAATAAATTAGCGTCAGGACTTTCCTTCATTACCCTCAAAGTTTTTTGGCCGCCGTCAGTAAAATTGAAAACACCGCACAAATGGTAAGGAAATATGTTTATATTACTGACCCCATCCTGTGCGTTAATTCTAGAATTACCCTCTTGTAAAATCGTTTGAGCATTATTAGGGGTCTCAATCCATTGCAAAGTAGTTCTTTGAGTTGTGCCACTAAGCAGTGCAGCAAATTCCCCACACACCCGATATTTACCTGCTGATGGTGCATTAAAAACAATTCCTAGAGATTCACTGCCCGCTGAGCACGTTAACCCGTCTGATGGATTGGTTGTTGAGCAAGGGATTTGGGGTGAAATTGTTGAACTACTATTCACAACCATGTCTAGGCCAGCATTGGTCAACTCAATATAGGCTGCACTTACCCCTGTGCCAACAATATTGGTGCCACCACCGATATTCACATCTACTAAAAAACTAGCAGCATCCACACTAATAGTGTTTTCTGCCTCTAATGGACTTCGTTTGATAATCCATTTTATCTCAGCATTCGCCCCTGCAGGAGCTGTGTTATCGATTTCAGAGGCCACTATTGCTGAACGGCATTGGATTTTAAATTCTTTATTGGTGGTTGAATTTAAAAGTATACGTCCTGATAATTGTAATGGATTTGCCACAGTTGCTGTAGCATTGTTGACCAATGCCTCAATGAATGTAGTTCCTAATTCATCAGTTATTCTACATGACCCAATAGTACCTCCATTAGTAATTCGATGTGAGAATTGAGCTAAAATAGTGTATTCACCTGGAGGCATACTATTTGCTAAAATGTGAGGCACTTTAGTTGCAGGATTAGTCAGGGCTCCAGTCACACTATAAGTATTACAATCTGAGTCAGCTGAATAATCCCCAAAAGTGGCAGAACTTCTGGTGTAAAGACAGTTTGTGGCGCCGGCCATAGTCGCAGTTCCATAGACAGATGCCTGAGAAATAGCACCAGATACCCGCTGTCCTAGAAATGCATTATCAACCAAAATCTCTGCAGTATCGGCACTTGATCTTATTCGAATACGTGACGAAACTGATGGGCAATTAAAACCGAGCTGTGCTTTCCTTGGCACTGTGTCAGGGACTAAATCAATTTCAGTTAATATATTTGATGAATCGTCCAACACTTGAAAACTGAGATCAGTTAAAGTCCCATTCCAAGAGTAGACAATTTCTGCAAAGCAGGATTTGTTGGCGAGTCCTATTGGGGTCACTGCTAAATCACTATCAAGATTCTGAGAACTTGCTGAGGGGTCCCATTTGCCCGATTGTGCATCAAAAAGCGGCACACTAGTTTCAGCAACGAATGTCCCACCTGTGACGGACCATGATGCCGGAGGGTCATCCGTTTCAAAATCACCATTTACTAGGAGTTGAATACCACCAATTGCCACACCACCGCCACCGCCACCACTTCCAGAGCCAATATCGAAAAAATCTCCACCTGCATTATTTGAAAATTGAAGTTTTGCCCCGTCCCATTTGAAAATACCGTCCCCCATGAATATGTTTTTAGGGTTTGAAACGGTAGTGTCGCCAAGTGTGAGATCATTCCCTCCAATTTTGGCACCCATAAGGGTAATCGCACACAAAAGCAAACACCCCATTTTGGCGAATTCTCTATTAAATTTTTTCATTTCTCAACTCCCTATCAAAAAGTAAATTTTACAGAGCAAATTTAATGACTCCAGTTATTCTTAATTCAGCAGCATAGCTTGCGCCAGTCAAATCGTTAGTGCTCACTCTGACCTGACCAGTTCCGACTACAATATTAAATGTCGATCCTGAGTCATCTAAACCACTTTGCAATAATTCAATGCGCCAAACGTCGTTTTTAGTGTCATGCGACACCACCAAAATCCCGGTTTCCTGTTTATCTTGAGTAGTAGTGCGCCGATCAATATCAAAATAGATAACCGCGCCTTTTGTTTTTGTTTTGTCAAAAATCAATCCAGCTATGACTTGATCAGCAGTAATATTTGCAAGTGGGTCGAGTTTTATATTGGTTCCGCCTGCACCAATAGCTAAAAGAATAGCAGCTGTCAGTTGAGTTTGAGTCCCTTTAACCAAAGAGATACCCTGACTCTCAATAAAAAGTGCTATCTCCTCTTGAACGTCATTCAGCCAATCGTCACTGACCTGAGTGGCAGGCACTCCTAGCTGTGGATTTCCCTCTGTGAACGTGAAATTATCATTTCCTGGTGCATCAATTCTATGCATTTAAGCCCCCTCAGTTTTTTTAAACTCTAAAAGTGAAAAATATTGCCGAGTGTGCCGGCTTCAATTTTAGCATGGTACACTCAATTAACGGGTTTGAAAATAATCTCAGAGGACTACCCGCAACGTCCCCTGCTTCAAAAACTTCAGCCGCTGTAATTGGCATATCAACATTAAAATAGAAACGCCAACCCACATTGGTCAGAAATGTCCCAGCTGTACTGCCAGCTACAAAAATCTCATTAAAAAAGTTTGATATTGGGTCCCCAGCAACTGCAAAACCAGCCTTAAAATTCGTGAAGTCATTGACAAAAATCTCAAATCCTAATTGTTGACCAATAAACTCATAAAATGTTTTATTGAGTCCGCCAACATTGGTGTATTTTTGGACAATTTGATTTCTCCGCTCATCCAATGAAAGATCATCAGGAGTGCACTCATCTGGTAGGCCTAATAGACGCTCCCAGTCTGTCAATAACGCACTTGTGATTCTGGGGTCTGCCTCTCTCAATAAAAAATCTATGAAATCATCAACTCTGCAAAATTCAATAGATGATGAGTCCAATAATTTGGATAAAACTGGCTGCTCCTCAAAATCCCATGCCTTTCCACGTGGCCATAGCTTTTTCCAAAGCTCCTTATATCTCTCTAATTTTGCCCCTCCGGCCATTCATTCACCTCAAGGAATTAAAGTCTGAAAAGTCAGTGTTCCAGGCACCAAAAGACCACCAACATCAGGTTGAGGGTCATTTCCTATGGTGGGAAAAATAATTTCATGCTCATCCTCACCATCGGCTGTGGAAATTGCCTCTCCAAATTTGGAAAGGGCTATGCGGCCATCATAGGTTTCACCTACTTGTTTGAAAGCTCCTCTCACCTGAGCCTCTCTAAAAATTAAATCAGTGATTTCAGTGGTCACCGCGTCTCTCACTGCCTGTGTATTTGGCAAAATTGCAATGGTTAAATCCACAACTTCTGTGCCTGGGGCAAAAACAAAAAGGTCAGCTGTGATGGGCTTTAATGCCTCAACTGCTAATTGGACCTCATCCACTTTTGGTTGGTCTGGGATAATTGGGACCTCGTTGTCCTCAACAAAAGTCAGTCCCACCGTGCCCTCTCCCAGATGTCCAGGGAGAACCCACGCGCGCGTGACTCCAGCCACTGTTTTGGCAAAAGCTATATAATCCTTTGCAGCCCCTCCTTGAGGGGGAGCTTGAATCCTTTCAATGAGACGGGTCCTAAGCTCCTCTGTGGTTTCCTCCTGTTCCCCCTCAATGGCAGTGGAGTCCACTGTGGCATCTGAGTCGACACCACTTATAGATGAGGTTAGAGAAATAGTTGACCCATCATCAATATTACCCTCAGTACCAGCATCCTTGGCCACAACTACGCCGGTTTGTGAGCCGCTCACACCAATATCAATGTCATCTTTAACTAAGTATTCAAAACCATCTGAACGTTGATAAATGGTGCCCTGAGGGACGGTTGAGCCATCTAGTCCAGTCACTGTGATATTCAATTCTGCAAATGTGGACTCCTTTTGTAGGATGCCAAAAATTACAGCCCACCTAAGTAGAAATTCTCCAATAGCTGTGTCCGGAAAAAATTGAATGAAAATAAATTCAATGGCTCCGTGCAGCACATGAGAGACCCCTGCTATCACTCTGGAAATAACCTTTTCAAAGGACCTCCTAAGCAGTGTGGCCAAGCCCAACCCAGTTTTGATGTCTCCCTCAACCCGGTCTATAATTTGTTGTAATGTGGGCCTATTAAGCGGCATTTCCAACCCTCCTCATTTCCTGTCCGTCCCACACAAATTTGAAACGGAAATCATCACCATTAGGCCTGAATACGTCAACGGCTATATCAATTCTCTCACCTTCAATCAAAGTGGCATTTGAAGTCACATTGTCTGCAATTCCATCATCTATCATCCACTGAAAGGCAGCCCTAGCAGCGTCTTCCATGTTGTTTGCAGTCTCAGACAAAATTGTGCCCCTGTCATGGAGCCACAATGTAGAACCAATTTGGTCATCCGTTGGGTCACTGAATTGATCACCCCACCAACCACGTGGGTCATCCACATCATCAGGGAGGTCATCAGGTTCTACGCGTTGGTCAGTGAACATAGAAATCAAAGAGACAGTTTCAAGGCCATTGTCAAATTTTAATTGACCATTTTCAATCACTAAGTCTGGGCAGACCCCACCTCTAATTAAAAATAGTCCTAATCCTTGATTCATTCTCATTCACCTCATAATGGGCTATTAGGTGCACCTGTCACAGTGCCAGTTTCATTGTGAGTATGGCTATTAAAAGTTGATTTTATACTAGCCATGTTTGTACCGCCACCAATGACATTCCCTGTTGTAGCGATATCCACAGTGGCTGAGACCGGAGCTCCTGAAAGGCCAGAAAATCCTGAGGCAGAAATAATCAAGGTTATTGCAGCGTTTTTGGTCACAAATAAATTACATTCTATAGTGGCATTCTTTTTAACCACCAAATCCTCATCAATTTGCACATTTCCTTTGAACACTGTGTCAGGCATATCAACTGTCAATTTTGTGGATCCTTTAATTTCAATTTCTCCACCTAATTTAATATGGATGAAGGTCCCATCAACTGAGTATTGAGCAGATTCTCCTTTAGCTAGGTCCTTTTTTCTCGAGGCTCTGTGGTCAACACCCACCACCAACCCATGGTCCCTATTTCCTGAAACAAAAACACAAGCTGCCTCTGACCCATCAGGAGGATTTCCTGTGAATCCAAAATTTTGAAGTCTCTCAACACCCTCCTTGGCCTCACCCTTCAAAACATTGATTTTGACAATCTGGATTCCCATGGAATCATCCACAGATTCAACTACGGCCCTAGCAATTGCCATCATGATTCGGGTTTGAATTGGTTTCACTACTTGAGTGATGAAATCTCTGAGTTTTCTCATTTCCATCAGTTAAATCCTGGCCCCAAAAATGCCAAAGGGTCATCATCCTTTGGAAATTCTGGTTTTGATTCATATGCATCAGGCCTGACAAGTCTTATTTGCGTCTCAGTGGGACTGTCTTTTCCTTTTCGGTGCTCAACTTCGGCTGAGAGAAAATCCCCATTCACGCCTAAAAATTCACTTTTCACCAAAATTACTTGGTTAATTCCCCATAGAGACTCGGTCTCCTGTCTCCACCCTTGCACAACCACATTCAATTCCAAGGCTTGTCCAATGCGCACACTGGCCTCCCAGCCTGCTCTGGTTTTAGCTTGCTCTGTGTCTACATTCCCCTCGGCTATGATGACAATGGGCCTATGAATTTCAATTCCTAAATCCTTTGCCCTCCCCTCAGCGGTCCCAGCCAATTCACCCGGAAAATCATCACTTCCTTGGGTTTGTCCCCTGACAATATACTCACTGTGTCTTTTAGAATTATCGTATATTCCGGAGCCAGAAATCATATTGACATTTTGATGTATTTCACTGTCTGACCGGGCCCTTGCACGCCTAGTGAGCCTAATGTTTCCATCTCTAGTGCTCACCCAAAAAAAACCCTGTGTCCTAGCTGCCCTATCTAAGGACTCAAAGACACTTTCACCTGGTTTTATTGCAAATTTGTCAATGACTTTAGGCTCAACTGATAGAAAAACTTCCAATCCAAAGGGCTTAATAAGCTCCTCAGCTAATCGATCCAATGAAATATTTTTATACTCACAAGGCCCTAAATGAGAACAATCTACTAAATCTCCTGGTAATGATCTCCCAGCTAGTGTAAGACGCCTGCCGTCAATTCCAAAAGATGGTCTCATTTCCTCAATTCTACCCGTGATAACTCTCTCTCTATTGATTTCAATTTGAATTCCAACACCTGGCTTGAGTGGCCAGCGTTCACCGGTTTCTTGAAATCGGTCATCAATATCTAATTGAAAAGTATTTGCAATTGATTCTAGGTTTTTTGTGATTTTGAGATTTTCCCACCCATGGAATGCCTTGTTTCCATCAGTGAAAACAGTCACATCCTCTTCAATATTTCTACCTTTTTCAGATGGTGAGAATCTATTACCCACTGGAAACCTCTATAGGGTCCCCTCCTGGCACAAATCCTGGATGCTCAATTCCATTTTGATTGACAATTTCGGCCTCCTTGTCGATTGTCCCAAAAAGTCTATAGGCAATTACAAGAGCTGGGGTTGTGACTTTTGGAGTAAAAGTGATGAGTTCACCCAAATTTTCAGTTGGCAAACCCTTTGCGAGTGCGGCCTGCAAATCTCTGAAAGTTTGAAAAAGGTCATCATCACTCATGAGGGTCAATTGTGATTCAATATTTTCAATAATTCTGTCGCGCTGAAAAACTGAGTCATCAACTGATGTGAATTCACTGTCAATTGCAGCTTTGGCATCATTTGAGAGAGCTTGTTGACGCACTAAATTGATGAAAGCGTCCTCATTATCTCTGATTTTGTCAGTCGATGGGGTATCGCCAACCACCACATCAAATTCACTTCCAAAACCATTCAAATCACCTAATATTTTTGAGCTAGTTTTTGCATCAAAAGAGTTCCTGAGCAAATCAAGAGAATCACCAATTCTGCCCGCTAATTCATCAGGTAGCCTAATAAGCTCTGCAATATTTGCCTGAATGTCATTCAATGCGAACGCCAAATCAGAGACTGTATTTGTGAATTTTGCCACGGATTTTTCCGTGGAATCAACAAACGATTCTACATTATCAGCCGCTGCCTGAACTACGTGAGCGGGCTGATTTGCAACTGAATATGCCGTTTCAAAAAAATCTTTTGACTCATTAATTCCTACATCTGCGTTGCTTACAACTTTTTGGGCTTCATCCTCTACAGATTCTGGGAATTTAATATCACCAGATTCCCTAAAAGTAACAGAAATTGTGGCTATTCGACCTCTACTGGAAGTCTCTGACATTGAAAAATCAAAAACTTGAACGCGTTTTTTTCCCAAATAGGGGTGAATTAAATC